TGGTACTGCTTGGTTACGCTCAAATGGAACTGGAACAACAAATATCGAAACACTAACATTTGGAGATAGTATTCTTACTGATACAACAAATTCTCCTACGTTTAGTTTTGATTTAACAAATACTGATAACAGAGCTTATCTAAAAATTGACAACGTTAACGGCTTTGTTATTCCTTATGGTACTGATGCTGAAAGACCTACAAGCCCAGAAATAGGACACACTAGATGGAGTACAGATAATGAATTTCTCGAAACATACAATGGTACACAGTGGATCAATGCCGCGGGCCAAGTAGAAGCAATTCTTGAAGAAGACGTCGAGGAATTAGCTTATATTTGGAACGTAATCCTTGAATAATCTTACATGCGGATAAATAATAGTATGCACTTAAAAGACCAAAACGAGTGCAACTAATACTGTGGTCAACCGGCAAAGAGCGAGGGCTGAAAATTAGGTTGGTGGGACAGGATCCCCGTGTGTAAGGAGAAGAGATGGCAATTGGTCGCATATCCGGTCCGCTCTTAAAGTCAAACTTACTACGCAACGGCGTAGATTTGGCGTTTGAGACAGACCTTTTATATCTTGATGTAACAAATCGCCGCATAGGTGTCGGAACAAGCTCTCCACAGTATGCCTTAGATGTTGATGGCGTAGCACGGGTAACAGATTTAGAAATCACAAATAACGTATTTGATATCGGTAATATCAATATTAACGGTAACACAAATACTATTTCCACAACCGCACAAGAATTTACAATTACAACAGCAGACAAAGTTGTTGTAGCCAATCGTGTTGAAATTGGCGATCTAGAAATCAATAACAGTTTTATTGAAAATACAAACACTAACGAAGATTTATACATTCGTGCTAATGGTACAGGTACTGTAAACATTGAAGGTAATACTAATATTACTGGTAATTTACACGCTACAGGAAATATTAGTGCAGATGGTGATATTCAAATTGGTGATGCAGACACTGACGATATTATCTTAAATGCAGAAGTTGCTTCGGATATTATCCCAGATCAAACAGATACTTACAGTTTAGGTAGTGCAGTAAAACGTTGGGACGAAGGACACTTTGGCGACACTTTTGTCGAATCTATTACAACCAATGATATTTCGTTTGAAGGACTTGACCTAGTATCAACTCCAGGTAACATTTTTTATGTTTCGGACAACGGAACAGACGAACCAACTAGAGGTGCCCATCCTCAAGATCCGGTAGCATCAATTGAATACGCATTAGGATTAGCAAGCAGTGGAGATACTGTTTATGTATATCCAGGTACATACTACGAAGAATTTCCAATCACAGTTCCACAAGGTGTTACACTAAAAGGTCACAGTTTAAGAAGTGTAACTGTTTTACCAACTGCTGACTCAGAATATAATGATGCATTTTTAGTTAATGGTGAATCAACAGTTGAAGAGATTACTATTAAAGATTTTTATAGCGGCGGCAGATATTTTAATATTACTGAAACTACAGACGCAGATACTATTAAAGTTAATGTAGGAACAAGTCCTTTTGCACACACTTATGTAAGTGGCGGCGATGTTGACTTTAGTGACAGTACAGCACCTGTTGCAGTAACAAACGCAACATACGATCATACAACTGGTGATTTAACGCTAGACTTAAATGCCAATCATGATTCACATGTTGGACAAAGAATTTTTATTAGAGATTTAATTTTTAGTTGTAACGGTGGTAATAGAATATTCCCGGACAACGGATACGCTTTCCGTTTTGCAACGGATTTTAGAGTAAATTTACGTTCTCCGTACATTAGAAATGTTAGTGTTATTACACAAGGTAGCACAACAAGTGTAAGTGACCCAAGAGGTTATGATGCAGGTGACGCTGGTAAAGGTGCTTACGTTGACGGTGCATATGCAGTTTCTGCTTCACGAGAAGCAAGTATGCTATTCCATAGCGTAACATTTATTACACCTGGTGTCGATGCACTTACTATTACAAACGGTGCCAGAGTTGAATGGTTAAATTCATTTACATATTTTGCAAATAAAGGTATGTATGTATTTGATAGTAACGACGGACTAAAAGGCAACGGTAAAACTAAATTAAAAGTTTCAGGAAAAAGCGGAAGTGTTAGTAACGGAGAAACAATTACACTGTACGACACAGACGGAACTACAGTAATTGCAACAGGAACTATTGAAACTGCTGATGGGGATTATTTTTACCTTAATGGAAAAGTTACAGGATTTGAAAAACCCGGCAAGCGTTCAGCAAAAACTGTAAGTGCAAAAGGTGACGCACAATTAGTTGCAAATTCAAAAGTAGGTAGCACTTCGGTTGCACTAGACGGAACTAACGATTACTTAGAAATTATTTCAGAACCAGACTTTGGCTTTGGCACCGGAGACTTTTCAGTCGAAGCATGGATTAACCTAGACTCTATTACTGGCATTCAAAATTTGTTTGATTTTAGAGCAGGTGCAGATGACGATACTGCACTAAGAGCTTATTTTGATGCAACTGAACTTAATATTGCAATAGGCGATACAGATGTTATTACTCCTTCTACTGTGTTTAATGCTTCTGATTGGTATCACATTGCAATTACAAGAGTAAGCGGCACATTACGTTGTTATATTAACGGTACGCTAAGTAACAGCTATGTAAGTTCGGAAGATTTAGGTACTACTAAACCCTTGCGTGTTGGTGCAAAGTATAACGGAACAGAAGAATTTTTTGCAGTAAAAGTAGACGAACTACGCATTAGAAAAGGCACAGGATATTCTGCTAACTTTACTGCTCCTACAACTCCATTAGTAGTTGACAATGACACAGTACTGCTTTGTCACTTTGAAGGTGACGTTGGTAGTATTATAATGACAGACGACAATATCTTTATTCAAGATATTAGATTTAGTGGTGGCGATACAGCAACAGCATTTGAACTAGTTGATCTAAGTGACTTTGGCGGAGAAGTAAGAAGTATTGCATCAGCGGCAGTATACGGTGAATACGGAATTTATGCAGACGGACCTGGCGTAGTTATGTACCTAATAGGTCAAAACCTTGCATATATCGGTAACGGTAAAGAAGTTGACAATGATCCTACAACAGTAGTACAAGCAAACGAAGTTGTAAAACTTAATGATGCAAATGTTTATTACTCAACAGTTGACCATAAAGGTGATTTTAGAGTAGGTGATTTATTCCGTGTAAATCAAGAAACTGGCGAAGTATCATTTACTAACGCAGAGTTCTTGTTTAACAACAACGAAGGTATTACATTTACAGACGGCACTAATACAACAATTATCGATGGTACAAAGGTACAAGCAGGAAACGTAAAACTTTCAGGTAACACTATTGAAACTGTTAACGGAGATTTAAATCTAGATGCAAGTACAGGCATAATTAATTTACAAGACGATGTAGATATTACAGGCAACTTGGATGTTAGTGGTAACGTTACTATTGGAGGAAATATTCAAATTGGTGACGATGCCGGCGATGATTTAACAATTACAGCACAAATTGCCAGTGACATTATTCCTGCAACAGATGATACTTACAACTTAGGAAGTGCAAGTAAAAATTGGGCAGAATTACATACAGGCAGATTGTTTGTAGATACTTTAGAAGTTAATGACAACTACATTAAAAGTTTAGAATCAAACGGTGATATTAATCTAACAACTAATGGTACAGGTAATGTAGTTATAGATGACTTAGAATTCAATGGCAACACTATTACAAACAGCACAGGTAATATTGTATTAAATCCAAGCAGTGAAATTGTTGAAATCAATGCTACAGGAAGTTTGATACTTCCAACAGGAACAACAGCACAAAGACCTGTAACTCCAGAAACAGGCATGATTCGTTACAACAGTCAAACTAGTACTTTTGAAGCATATGACGGAACATGGTCAGCACTAGGTGGTGTTTATGACGATGACCGAGACACTTACATTACACCAGAACTAACTCCAGGGGCAAACGATAACGTATTGCGTTTCTATGCAGGAGGTGATCTTGTAGCCGATGTTAACCAAGCAAGATTCAATGTTGCTAGACTAGAAGTAGACGACATAGCAATTCACGATAATGTGCTAGAAACGATAACTACTAATGAAGACCTTTTACTACAAGCAAATGGTACAGGTCAAGTTCGAATTGAAAACTTTAGTTTCAACGGAAGTGTAATTACTAATGAAGTTGACGGTGAAGTAACAATATTAAGACAGCAAGGTACAGGTTACTTTAAAGTCGAAGGTACTGGCGGATTTGTTATTCCGGTAGGTACAAATGCTAACAGACATCCTAGCCCAGAGGTAGGAATGATGAGATACAATAGCATTGAAGATAGAGTAGAAATTTATGATGTAGCTGAAAACTGGGTTTCTGTTGCAGGTGCAACAGGTGCGGTTACATATAATGATGCGGAGGAGATTGCTATTAAACTAGCAATTACAATTTAGGAAAGAAAGATGGCAACAAATTTTAAAAATGTAATCGCAAAAGACATTGGCACTGTTAGAACTCCTATCTACACAACACCTGCCGCTAACAACACAACAGTATTAGGACTTAGTTTAGCAAATACGACAGATGGTGTTATTACTGCAAGCGTGTTACTAGGAGATGGAGACGGAAGTGTAGTTGCATATCTAGTTAAAGATATGCCAATTCCGCCTAACAGTACATTTAAGCCTTTTGGTAAGGGCGAAAAAATGATTATGCGAGCAGACGATGTGCTGTATGTAGAGTCTAATCTTAACGACAGTGTTGACGTTATTCTAAGTATGGTGGAGATTGTATAATGAGTAATTTTTTAGGACAAAGTGTAAGTGAGTTAGTTGCACAAACTGATGCAAGATACTTTTACGGTCTTCGCAGAACAGACGACGGTGAATTGTATATGGAAAAAACAGATCAACTTAAAGCAGGCGATTCTGTTACAATTAATAAAAATGGACTTCAAGAAGATAATTTTGAAGACTTTGTACAAGGCGAGGACTTTTTTGAAGGACGAGATGTAAAACACGAAAAAGTTTACAAAAATTTAAATTACGAGCAGTATAGATGGGACAATAGATCTATATTTTATTATGTTGACGATGAAGGACAACTTGTAGTTCGTATTAATGAAGGTTATGAATATCCTAGCGGAATTTAACTTAAAGGTAGAAAAAAATGGCAGAATTTAAATTAAATAGAATTAGGTTTACATGGAAAGGGCCGTGGGTTGCAGGTTATGACTATAACATTGACGACATCATTGAGCAAAATGGTAAAACCTATGTTGCAAAACGTGTACATACGTCTGCAACATTTACAAACGACTTAGCAGGTACTGATGTTAGTCCTCCAGAACCAAAATGGGAGCTACAGTCAGATGGTGCTCTTTGGAGAGGATCTTGGGCTGTAAACACACAGTACGAAGAAGGAAACATTGTTAAGTATGGTTCTGCTATTTACAAATGTACAGAAGGCCACAGATCAAGTCCTACCTTTACTAACGATACAGATGGCCTAGTTGCTGACATTAATAAGTGGACACTGGTCGCTGTTTCAGATTCGGATTGGAAAAACACTTGGTCAACAAACACACTTTATAAAAGAAATGACATTGTGCGTTACAATGGTATAGTCTACAAAGCATTAAATCAACATATTTCTGCCACAACTAATGCCGCTGGACTTGAAAGTAATCAAAGCGATTGGGCCATTCTAGCAGACAGTGATGCCTGGAAGGGTGTTTGGGAAATTGGTACAAGATATAGACAGCATGATATTGTAAAATATGGCGGTATTGTTTATCGTTGTATCCAAGGACACACTTCTGCAGACAACGAGGATGCTGGTTTAGAAGAAGATCAGTCAAAGTGGGAATTGCTCGTTGACGGTATAGAACGTAAAGGAAACTGGTTAGTTGGCGAACGTTATAAAGTTGCAGATATTGTGCGAAGAGGCGGAAGCCAATTAAAATGTAACACTGCACATACTTCGTCAAGTTCATTTTCAGACGACGAATCAAATTGGGACGTTTTCATTCCTGGATCAGAGTACGAAGGACAATGGGACGCAGCCGAAAGATATCAACCAGGGGATATTGTACAATACGGCGGCTACACATATAAGTCATTAACTTATAACGTAAACACTATTCCTAGCACAAATACAGATGATTGGGACGTTAACTTTACTGGTTATAGATTTATGCAAGACTGGAATGCACTTGGCGGCGACTCAAGTTTTGTAGATTACTTAACAGGAGATGTTGTAAGATTTAGTGGTAATTTGTATATTGCTATTGTAGATAACACAAATGTTCAACCAGGAACAGACGACGATATTTGGGAAAAACTTATTGACGGCAGACAGTTCCGTAATTTCTGGGAAGATAATGTAGAATATTTTGAAGGTGATATGGTAACATGGCAAGGTACATTATACAGATGTATCAATTATCATAGATCAATCGAATCTGACTCAAGACCAGATTTAGATATTGAACAGCCAGATCAAAACTATTGGGTTGTTGCAGTTCAAGGTACACTTACAAACAAACTAGCAAGAACTGGTGATCTTAAAACTTGGGATGACCAAGATTCAACAGCAGTTGACACACAACGTTTGGCAATTGGAACTACAGGACAAGTGTTGAGATCAACTAGTGGCTTACCAGCATGGGATTCTATTGATAAACACAACCGTGTTTACTATGTTGGAACTAATGGCATTGATGATGAAACACAAGGCGGAAGTGTAAACGCACCTTTTAGAACTGTTAGATTTGCGTGTAACTACATTTTGAGAGACGAAGAAAATAGATCAAATTTAAGAACTAGATATTTTGAAAACGCAACTCATTTGTTAAACATTAACCAAGACTTTATCGGCGACGAAACTGTTGCATGGATTGATGCTCAAATTGATGCAGGTACAGGTATTTGGTCAGGGTTTACATATGATAGAGAAAAATGTAGACGTGATACAAAAATTTTAGTACGTGGACTAATTGAAGATATGACGTATACAGGTAACTTGTTTACAAGACAGTATGCTTCATATTACTATAATGGTGCAGTAAGTTTAATTGACGGCCAAGAAAGTCAAACAGCCGCCGCACTTGAACATGCAAAAACTTTAATTGAAGATTATGTTTTACCAAAAACAACTTATTCAAATCCTATAAATGATTTATCATCGCAAGTAATTCCTGCAGGATACGATGCAGAAACAGGAGCAGATACTAGAGCTGTTGCACTTTGGGACGATGTAATTAGTGTTGTTAGCAACGGATTAGGAAGTCTTCCTACACTTGTTCCTCCTCCACAACGTGGTGGTGCAACAATTAGAGTACTAACTGGTGAATATGCAGAAATTCTTCCGATTAGTATTCCAGAAGATGTTGCTATTGTAGGTGACGAATTGAGAAGTACGGTAATTCGCCCTGCTTCAATAGACAAAGATGTTGTGCTTAGTGAAAAAACTTATGTACACGGTGTACCACAAGAACAAACAGAATTGCTTATTCCTACTGACAATAAAACAAAAGATATGTTTTATGTGCGTAATGGGTGCGGTATTAGAAACTTAACACTTAAAGGACTTGAAGGCGAATTAGGAGAAGCAAATAATTATGGAACACAACGTCCAACAGCGGGTGCATATGTTTCGCTTGATCCAGGTGAAGGCCCAACAGATCAAAGTGTTTGGGTTAGAAATAAATCAACATATGTACAAGGTGTAACTACCTTAGGTACTGCGTGTGTTGGTATGAAAATTGACGGTGCACTACATGATGGTGGCAACAAGTCTTGTGTTGCAAACGACTTTACACAAGTGTTAAGTGATGGTATTGGTTACTGGGCTGCCAACTTAGGACGCTCTGAACTTGTATCAGTGTTTACATATTATAATCATATTGGCTATCTCGCAGAAAATGGCGGAATACTACGTGCAACAAACGGTAACAACTCTTATGGTAAGTTTGGTAGTGTTGCTGAAGGATACGATTTAACTGAAATCCCAATCCAAGCACTTGTTGATAACCGTGCAGAACAGGCTGCCGCAAACATTATTACAGACGGTGATGAAATTGTAGCGTTTGGATACACTAATGCAGGACAAGAATATACAAACGTATCTGCAACATATACTACTCCGGGATCGGGTATAAATCTTCAATGGAAAGAATTTAGACAAGATGCTATTTCGGATGTTCAACTACCTCAACCAGAAGATAGTACAACAGCAGGCGGAGCTGGTTACAAATTTATAACTGGTTATGCTAGAGGCGGAAGTGACACTACACTAGAACTAGCACAAGCCGAAGTTAGAACACAAGCCCAACTTTTAGGAATGGCTGTGTTTGTTGTAGCAGGTACAGGTGCTGGACAGTATGGCTATATTAACAGTTATGATGAAGTAACTAAAGTAGCAACCATTTACCGTTACAGTACAGGAACAGCAGGTTGGGACAATTTAATTTCTGCTAGAGGTATTGAATTCGATCTTGATGAAACTACATTTTATGAAATTGAACCTCGCGTAAATGTTCCACAGCAAACATGGGTACAGAATAATGTAACTGGTCAAGCAGGATCGGGAAAAATGGGTGCTCACGATAACGGTTCATTCTTTTATCCATTAAATGGTACTAATGATGTATATGTTACTGATGATGGTGGAGATACATGGACATTGTATAACATGGACTCTAGCCAAACATGGGCGGCTAGAACCAAACATGGTCCTATGATGATGTTTATTGGTAACAACAGCGATAAGTTATACTTTAGTAATGATGGATCAATTTGGGATAGTGTAACGCTACCTAGTGCAGAAGCATGGTCAGGTATTGCTATTGGCGGCACAAATGATGACATTGTAATGGTTACATCAAATGATGATGTTGTTTATAAAGGAACTATTACTACAGTTGGAGACAGTTCTGTTGCACCTAGCAGTTGGACACAGGTTACACTAAATGCCGCAAGAGACTGGGTCGGTATTGAATACGGACAAGGAACTTGGGTAGTCGCAAGTATTGACGGTTATTTAGAATATAGCATCAACGACGGTGCTAGTTGGACACAAGTTACACTTCCGGCTCCGGCAGCTGGTGAACAGTATAGCGATATTGCATATGGTAATAATACCTGGATACTTGCAATGAATAATGCAGATAGATTATTCTATAGTGCAGATGTAGTTAATTGGTTAGACAGCGACATTAAAGGTGATAGTGTTAGAGAAAATTGGTCTGTAGCATATTCAGCAGGTACTTTTGTTGCAGTAGGTAATTTAGGAGGCACAGCATACTCAGATGAAGGTGTTCATTGGACAGTTTCTGATACTGATAATCCTTTAGTAACTAGTGTTGCTGGATCTTACTACGCACAGAAAGCAACGTTCCTAGGTAAAGGATCAAGTGACGATATTGTAAGACTAAGAGGCGGCAAGCGAGCACTTATGCGTGTTAACATTAGAAACAACAATCTTAGCGAGTTTGAAATTTTTGATCCAGGTTCAGGTTACGTAATAGCACCTACTATTACAATGGTAGATCCAGAAGAATATATTGAACCTCAAATTGAAGTAAATGTTAATAATGATGTTCTTGCACAACCTGAATATATTAACAGAGGTACTGGATGTTTAACTGTGCTTGCTAAACTTACAGGTGATGGTTTTGCAGAAGCATATCAAACAGGCACTAAGGTTTGGATTAAAAGTCTTCCTTCAAGAATTACAGCAGGTACAAACGTTAGATTTGCAAGTCAGCCCGACACACTTTACAAAGTTGTTAAAGTACTTGAAGAATCAGGAACGGCACCAAATTTGAGAACACAGTTCCAAATTTCACCAGTATTGAATATTGGTACTTCTCCTGTACACGAAGAAACAATTACATTTAGACGTAACTTTAGTCAAGTTCGTTTAACAGGACATGACTTCTTAGATATTGGTACAGGAAACTTTGAAGATACAAACTATCCAGATTTATATAAATTTGGACAAACAGCAGTTAACGAAACTAGACAGGCTAATGAAGTTAACGAATTAAACGGCGGACGAGTATTTTATACTTCAACTGACCAAGACGGTAACTTTAGAGTTGGTGAATTGTTTAAGGTATCACAAGCAACAGGCGGTGTTACACTTAATGCAGATTTCTTTGACTTAGAAGGTCTAGAAGAATTACGCTTAGGCGGAATTCAAGTTGGTGGTACACAAGCTATTATTAGAGAATTCAGTACAGATAATACATTTACTGCAAACTCAGATAATGTTGTTCCAACACAAAAAGCACTTAAAGCCTACATTGAAAATAGAATTACAGGCGGTGGTGCAACAGTGTTTACAAACAGTTTAACAGCAGGTGTTGTTGTAGTTACAAGCAATGTATTAACAACAACGGAAGGTGTTATGAATGTAGATAAACATGTAAACATGAACAGCGGGCAAATGGGCGGTGACTTGGCGGCACAAGCACTATTCCACCATGGACATGTAGATAGAGATGAGTTCAACTCGAACTAAGATAAATAGTATAAAGCTAGCGAACGGAGCAAAAAATGGCAGAATTTAAGTTAGGTAGAATTAGATTTATTTGGAAGGGCACTTGGTCGTCGTCCACCGAATATCTAAAAGACGACATTGTTAAGTACGGTGGTCGAACATATGTATGTATTAGCGGTCACACAAGTACTTCAAATTTTTATACAGACGAAACAAACTGGAATAAGTTTAGTGATGGTCAAGAGTGGAAAGGCGATTGGGTAACTGGTACTTTCTACAAAGAAAATGATATTGTTGCATATGGTGGTATTTTGTACATCTGTAACGAAGGTCATACAGCAGACACTATTCTTGAAGACGACCAGGAAAAATGGGATCTGTTCGCAACGTCTATTGAGTGGAGAAGCAATTGGATAGCTGGGCAACAGTACAAAGCAAACGACTTGGTAAAATATGGAGGAAATATTTACTTCTGTAACACAGGTCATACTGCCGCGGCCACTGATGCTCTAGGTCTTGAAGCCAATCAACTTAGCTGGGATTTATTTTCAGAAGGTGTTGATTGGAAGGGCAACTGGGCACCTAGCACAAGATATAAAATACAAGACATTGTTAAGTATGGTGGTACAACTTATGTTTGTAACCAAGGACATACATCTGCCGCTAACAATGCCGACGGACTAGAAGACGACCAATCTAAATGGGATTATTTAAACCAAGGTTTTGATTATAAAGGTGCTTGGACAAATAATACTAGATATAAAATTAACGATATTGTCAAGTATGGTGCAACTCTTTGGATTTGTACAACTTATCATACATCAGTAGTTGCCGCAGATGATTCAGGAACAGGAACACTTAAAGCAGATCAGGATAACTGGGAAGTATTTGTACCTGGTCTAGAGTTTGAAGATAGTTGGGATTACAATACTAACTATCAACCTGGTGACTTTGTAACATTTGGCGGATATTCATATGTAGCCGCAGTAAACAACTTTAACATTCAACCAGGAACTGACACTGCAATTTGGGAACTACTAACCAGTGGATTCCGTTTAAGAGGCGACTGGGGAGATGATTCTTCAACTCAAGAGTATAGAGTAGGCGATGTTGTTAGACTAGGTGGTTATACTTATTTGTGTGTTACAAACCACGAAGGATCTGCACAACGCCCACCAAATGCAACTTATTGGGAAAGACTAAACCAAGGTATTGAGTGGAAAGACGAGTGGACAACTGCAACATTTTATGATGCAGGTGATGCAGTGCGTTATGGCTTAATCAGTTATATTTGTATTCAAGCACACACATCAGATACACCAAAACGTCCAGACAATGATTCGCTAGGCGATTATTGGAATAACCTAGCATCTGGTGCAGAAGAAAGTTCACTAACGACAGAAGGTGATATTCTTTATCAAAGTGGTTCAGGTCCAGCAAGACTGCCAATTGGTAGTGAAGGACAAGTTCTTAGTGTAGCAAGCACAGGTATTCCGGAATGGAAAGATTTTGGCTCAACAGAACATATTTACTATGTTGCAACCAACGGAGCTGATACACCTGCTCCAACAAACGGTACAACACTAGATAGACCATTTAAAACAGTACGCTATGCGGCTGAACAAGTTCTTAACGGACCTTTAAATCCAAACGCAAGATACTTACTAGAAGTTAACAGACAGTTTGTACAAGCAGAAATTCGTAACTGGTGTACAGAACAAATTGTTAATGAAAATGCACCGTTCTTTATTGGTTTTAACTTTGACGGCGATGCATTTGAAAGAATAGTTGGTATTGTTTTAGATGCTATTGTACTAGATATTAGACATGGCGGTAACACTAACACTAGAAGAGTTGCAAATGCGTTTATTGATCAAGCAGATGGTGATTACTTTAACGTTGGCGGCGAATCTCAAAACGTTGCGGCACTAGGTTACATGCTAACATTGTTAGAAGATATTATTAATTCAACCGATCCAGCTGTTAATTATCAAAACGAACGTTCTGTTGCTAATCCAATTTTACAAGTTAAAGATGCAACACTAACTCCTGAAACTGGCGTGTATACTAGAATTGGTAACTTACACGAAGTAATGAGTGATGCTGTAGAATTAGGCGGTGGATTAACTGTTCCTGCATTAGAAGTTGTTCATAAAACTATCAATGTTAAAACTGGAGAATTTAAAGAAGTACTTCCAATTAGAGTTCCTGCTAATACAGTAATTCAAGGTGACGAACTTCGTTCAACTAAAATTAAACCAGCAGGGTCGCTAGTTGATTCGGGTGATGTTACTTACTCGCTTGCAGGTATTTTGCACATGAAGTCAATCATTGATGATATCATTGAAGGTACTGCAATTACTGCACAAACAGGTAACACATTAACACAGAATACAAGTTTACCACATGGTACAGCAACTGAATCAGCTGTTGCAGAAAACTTATGTGATCAATTGTATGACAAGATTAACTATGAAATTAATGGTGCTTCGGGAGATTCTACTGTTCCTGTATTTGGCGGAAGCAATGAAAGAATCGACGACGAAGATATGATGGCAGCCGTTAGAAAGTTAATTCTTAACAAAGATTTTATTGCACGTGATGTAACAAAATATATTGCAGTTAACTATCCTGCATACTCATTTGATGTTGACGCCTGTGAAAGAGATGTAAAAGAATACATTGATGCATTTGTATACGATTTACAATACACAGGTAACTATAAAACATTAATGGCAGGTCAATATTATACTAATGCTGTAGAAGGTAGTGCAACAGAAAATATGTTCTTACTACGCGATGCTACAGGTTTACGTAATATGACATTGCGTGATCTAACAGGTACACTTGGTAGTGCAAACAGTTATGGCACAAAACGTCCAAGTGCAGGTGCTTATGCAAGCCTTGATCCAGGTTGGGGACCAGACGATACAGAAGTTTGGATTTCAAACAGATCTCCATATGTACAAGGTGTAACAAACTTTGGTACTTCTTGTGTAGGTATTAAAGTTGACGGTTCATTGCACGATGGCGGTAACGACTCAATTGTTGCTAACGACTTTACACAAGTACTAAGTGACGGTATTGGTGCTTGGGTAACTAACTTAGGTAGAGCAGAACTTGTTTCAGTGTTCGCATACTACGGACATATTGGTTATCTAGCAGAAAACGGTGGTAAGATTCGTGGTACTAACGGTAACTGCTCATATGGTGATTTTGGTGCAGTTGCAGAAGGTGTTGACGATACTGAAATTCCAATTACAGGTAAAGTAGACAACCAAAAACTAGAAGCACAAATTACAAATGTATTAACAGACGGCGATGAAATTATTCATGTAGAATATTTAAATGCAGGTCAAGGTTATACAGGCGATGCTACAGATGTTTACACATTTACTGGTAATGGTTTTGGAGCGGCAGCAAGCTCAGGTAACGTAACCAACGATGCAATTTTTGAACTACGTATTAGAAATCCAGATGATGGATCAACAGTAGATGAAGACGGAGATGTTGATACATTTGGTGGTAGAGGATATAATACAAGCACTAACACTGCACAGTCAGGTGACACTACAAGTATTACACTTTCAAACACTGAAACGGCAGCGGCCGGCGACTATGTAGGAATGCGTGTTATAATTATTAGTGGTACAGGTGTCGGACAATACGGTAGAATTACTTCATACAATCCTAACACTAAAGTTGCTAATGTTGCTAAAGAAAGCGACGGCACAGCAGGTTGGGATACATTCCATCACAGCAATGCAATTGAAGCATCATTAAGTGCAACAACAACTTATATCATTGAACCAAGGGTTACAGTAACAGGTGGCGGCGGCTCAGGTGCTATCATCCGTGCTAAAGTTGCTGATGGTAGAATTACTGAATTTAGAATCGTAAATCCAGGTAGTGGTTACACTAGTGCTCCTACAGTTACAATTACTGACCCAAGCGTTACAGTTGATGTAGTGTTTGATGTTAGAATTGGAGACGGCGTATTAGGTCAACCTACATTCTCTAATAGAGGTACAGATTTTGAAACAGCCGGTGCTACAGTAAGTGGTGCAGGTTATGCTGACATTTATCAATCAGGTAAGTACCTAAATGTTAAGGATCTTACTGATACTCCACTAGCAGGTGCTAACTTAACACTTGCTGGTGATAACAGAGTATTTAAGATTGTTGCTGTAAGAGAATTGTTAGGTAGCGGTCCATACACTGCTAACTTACAAGTTTCACCAGATCTAGGAGTTGAAACTGCACCAGCACACGACACTGGAGTAGAACACAGAATCCGTTATTCACAAGTGCGTTTGACAGGACATGACTTCCTAGATATTGGTACTGGTGGCTTTGCAGATACTAACTATCCTGGAGAACCGTTAATTGATCCAGATGCAAATGACGAAGTTGTTGAAGGCGGTGGCGGTAGAGTATTCTACACATCAACTGACCAAGATGGTAACTTCCGAGTTGGACGTTTGTTTAACGTTGAACAGGCAACAGGTCAAGCAAGTTTGAATGTTGATGCGTTCTCACTAGCAGGACTACAAGAACTTTCACTAGGTGCTGTGGGCCTAGGACAAGGCGGAGCAGTTATTAATGAATTTAGTACAGACGGTACATTTAGTGCTGATTCAGATAATGTTGTTCCAACACAAAGAGCAATTATTGCATACATCAACTCACAGATTGGTGGTGGTTCGAGTACACTAAATGTTAACGCCATCACAGCAGGTGTGGTAAATATTAGCGGTAATACAATTACTACAACTGATGATAGCAACATTAACGTGAATGCTCAGCTCAACTTTACAGGAGGAATATCGGGAGATCCGGTAGCATTACAATACTTCTTAAAGTAACTGATAAATACAATGGAGATAGAAAAAAATGGCTAATGGCGTATTAGGAAAATCAGATTTAAGTGCAAATACTAACACCTCTCTGTACACAGTGCCGACAGGTAGTTATACTATTGCAACTGTAAATATTTGTAATAGAGGAACTAGCACAGCAAATATTAGAATTGCTGTTGCGGCGGCTGGAACACCTGCAAACTCAGAATACATTGAGTATGATGTAGCACTTGCACCTAAAGGTGTTTTAGAAAGAACAGGTGTCGTTGTAGGCGAAGACCAAATTATTGTTGTAAGATCTAGCCAGGCTAGTGTTACAGCAATGACATATGGTATTGAAACAGCGTTACCAGTATAAGGAAGGTGTAATATGGGAAGAAGAATATCACTAGGAACAGCACCCGGAGGTCCTACATTACCATATGGACCTGAAGCAGAACGTCCAGATGGTGCTGGTGCAGGATCATTACGTTTTAATACAGATCGTAATTTTTTAGAGCTTTACAACGGAACAGCATGGCTACCAGTTGGTTCATTTGAAACTATAAGCACTGCTTCAAACGTTACAGCATCTCCAGGACAGCAAATTTTTATGGATACAAGCAGTGGTGGTAGAACTATCACACTACCAAGTTCTCCGTCAGTAGGCGACACTGTAAGAGTATTTGATGCAAATAAAACTTTTGACTCAAATGCTTGTACTATTGCACGTAACGGAGAACGCATTATGGGAGACACAGCAGATATGACTGTTGATTCAGAAGGTGCTTCGTTTGATTTAATTTACTCAGGTTCAGCCCAAGGTTGGAGACTGTTGTCAGTATAAAGGAACAACTCAACTATGGCAAGTTATGCAAGTTATAAAAAAGTTAAAGCAGACTCAATTGCAGCCGGAGCAGTTACAAGCGGTAAATTGCAACACGGTGCAGGTAATGCTTATGGCGTAAAATGGATTTACAATGAGCGTGGATTACGTTGCTTTAACTGTGCTAACGCAGGTGACTGTTGTGAACAAGCAAACGGAAAATGTTGTTTATGGACAGTA